AGTACTGTAACTGCGACAGATATGTACTTTCCCGCTGGCGTGTACCTATATGACGTAGGTCACCTAAACACTTCTTTAGATATCTACGCATTCGGTGCTTCTACTGTTGTGACTGTTAACGAAGTCAATAAGAACTAAGAAAGTTAATCAGTGGATTTTGGTCCTACACAATTCTCGGGCGGTCCTAAAGATCAAGCTTTACGATTCCTACGTCGGGCTGTCGATTATCGTCGGCAGTTCGATTCCCGACGCGCGATATTCTATAGGCAGTATGTAGGACAACGAGACGCGCAAAAGTTTCCTGATAACACAACTAACAGGGCTAATAGTTTTGTTCCATATCCGTTATCGAACGTCGAGACGATTGTCTCTCGCGTCGATGACGCATTCTTTTCATTTGCGCCTTGGTTTGAAGTCTCAGGTGTAACACAGCAGGATGATCACGCCTCTGAGTCCATGCAACTGATTATGGACAAGAAGCTGGCGCTCGCGCAGTTTAAGCAGAATTTTGAAGCGTTAGTTCGTAATATCTCGATTTATGGCTTTGGTGCGATAAAAGTTGATTGGGACTGGCGTTTTAAGACACTTACCAAACCGGTCCCGCAGTATGCGCAATCGCAGGATCGACAACCGGTAACAGATCCGCAGACGGGGCAACCTATTGTTCTGGGGTATAGGCCACAAACTTTCCAAGTTCCTATGTCCTGCCCGTTGATCACTGCGATAGACATTTATGATACAGTCATTGACCCTGATGGTGGAATCGTCGCTTGCCTTACAGAGCGAACTCTCGGCGATATTAAGATCTCATGTCAAGCCTATAAAGCTGCGACTCAGCAGGATTATTTCTATCCGGCGGCTCTTGAGGAACTTACCAAGTATATCACGGCAGCATGTCCCGAAAATCCAGAATCAGTCTTAGTACGCTACGCTGAGGTCTGGAATGACCAAGATCAGACTTGCACTTTGGTGACCTTCGGGGAGGATAAAGATGCAATCGCGTGGAAAGATCTACGCGCAAGCTACCGGGCCACTGCATATTCCCCCTATAAGCGGAAACTGTACGACGGCCCTCCCATTCTTCTCTGGAATGGTCCCAACCAATTTGATCATAAGCGCAACCCTATTCTATATACATCATATATTAAGCTTCCCAATGAACTTTATGGAGTGGGCGCTATTGAGGTCATTACTGACCTTACAGAATCCATGAATAAGTTCGTGAATATGATCACGGACAACTGGAACATGGCGATCAATAGGCGCTATGCTTATGATACTAACGCCGACATTGACCACGAGCAGCTAAACCAGGCGAACGTACCTGGCGGCAAGGTTGGAGTTAACGGTGATCCCTCCAAGGTATTGGTTCCGCTTCCTTTCTTTACTCCGAACCAAGGGGATTACGCTGTACTCGATCTGTATAAAGGCATGATCGAGATGGGTTCCGGGATCAGCGACTTCTATGGCAAGTCCGTAGGCTCCCCTACCGGTAACCGCACCGCAACTGGCATCAACTCAGTTATTAATGAGTCGAATTACCGGTTCAAGCTGTTTATCCGAAATCTCGAACTGGACATCCTGCAACCCATGCTCGCGATGGTCTCAAGTATGATCCAGCAGTACATGACGGATCGCGAAGAGGTTTTGATCACTAAGACACCGACTCCGCAGATCCCTAAATGGCAAGTGATCGACCCAGAAGCGATCATAGGAAACTACGAGTTCGATCTCACGGCTGCCAATTACGCGACGAACAAAACCGTTCGTCAACGCAACCTGATGAGCTTCGCGCAAATAGCCCAACAAACGCCTTACTGGCGTGCTGGAGAAGGACTCCGGGAGATCGGTAAAGTCCTCGAAATAAGAAACGTTAACGACCTAATCAAGTCCGAGCAAGAAGTTCAGCAAGAACAGCAACAGGCGCAAGCTACTCAGCAGCAAGAAATGTTCGTTGAGAAGGTGCTTGACACTGAAAGCGCGATTGCAGTGGCTGACGCAGGCGCAAACTTCAAGGCCAGAACTATGGCGGCTAAACCAGGAGGGGGTAAAAACCCTCCTCAGCCGGGAGCCCTAAAGCGTCCTGAAGGTCGCCCGGCACAGCACCAGCACATGCAGGCGCTTCAGGGAGTTAGTGAAGAGTCCGCTGTCAGGGAGTTCAGTCAAGCTATGGGCGGCAACGCAATGGGCTTAGCGGGGTTACATGGATAAACATTCCGATACGAGGGGATTTTGGCCTGGGCTTCTGGCACTCCTTAAAGCAGCATTTACCCCAGGCAGTAATTCCCCTCGTCACGTACTGGTTGTAGAGCTAGAAAAGCCTATTCCAGTTACACACAAAGATGACGAAGCGGCTATAGCGACCTTAAAGTTTAATCCGGGATTCATTGCACTAATGAACAGGTTGCGTCTTAAACGCGCCTATCTCATAGCGACACTAGAAAAAATCCCCTTCAAGGACATTAGAGATGTGGATTCTGCTCAGCATTGCCTTCATTGGCTTAGGTTTCTCGAATCTGAGGTCGACAACGCCACAGGCAACATTAAGACTAAAGAGGCTCCTCGTCTCGCTGTTAACGAAGTAGAAGAGTTTGAAAAGATTCGCCACGCGATTGAAAGTGTTGGCGTCGGGCCTACAAGCCTAGAAAAGTAGTAGGAAAGTAATCCCACAAGGAAAAACTATGACCCTGGAATTAAAACTCCAGAGCATCCTCAAGCAGACTATTGGCAGTATATACGGACTCGTGGGTCTGGGTGTTACTGCTGATGCGATTGATTTGAGTGATGCTCCTGGGAGTGATCTAAGCCTAGACGATATTTTTGGTGAAACGCCTAGGACGCAGACAACTGCGGAACTTGTTACCGAAACCCCCCAAGCAGCGGCCACTTCGACAACGCAGTCTGCCGACCCCGTTATAAAGACGAAGACGGGAACTGTTTATAAGACTCTTGGGGATGCCGTCGAGGGCATCGAGCACAAAGACGCTCTTATTGCCCAGTTACGTGAACAAGTCAAGCAAAACACCGGGCGTGACCCGTTGGTTGCACAACGACAGTCCACACAGCCCGTTGCTGTTGATTATACTCAGCAACAGGACAAGTACTTCGAAGATATCGCTGACGCGGTGTCGAAGAAGGATACAGCCGCCTATATGCGGGCACAGCAGAAGCTTATTTGGGATAGTCTGGGGCCGTTGGCTCCGACGATTACGTCCCTGAGTCGGGCGAATGCTGAGCGTGTGGTGTCAGAACAGATTCCCGATTTCAAGGGCTTTCTTGGCAGCGAGCAGTACGAAGCTGTTGCGAAGGACGCTCCCCTGCTGGCAGACGCAATTCGGTCTGCGGAGGGTAATCCGGCGGCTGCTCAGCAGCTTCCAGAGCTTTATCGGGTGGCTTATCTGGCGAGTCAGGGTAGACGTGTTCCGGAGCTATTGCAATCGGCTCGCAATGAAACGCCGCCGATTAAACCTCGGCCTACGGTTCAATCAACACAACTGGCACCTCCACCCACCACGGGAGTTGCTGTGGCTAAGCCTGATCTTAACAATCCGGCAGGCCGTAAGGCGATCATCGAGCAGATGGAAGCCGGTGGTGTATTGGGCCTTAAATGGTAATTTAAGGTAGATACAATGTTTAAGAATTTCCTGAATTTCGCGTTCGCGGCTCTCGGCCTCGGCGCAGACGTAGTGACCGTCAGTACGGGCACTGCTGGTAACGCCGGAAACGTAGCTGCTGATTTGCAGACCTACTTTGCGGCAAAGCTTCTGGAAGTTGCTGAACTCAACACGATCCTCGATCAGTTTGGCGAGAAGGTACCTGTACCTAGCAACTCGTCTAAAACGATCCAGTTTGTTCGTGAAGAGAAGTTCACAACTTCCACAACTCCGACGCAGCTTACTGAGGGTCTCCCTCCGGATGCAGTTGGCTTGACGCTCAACCAGTTTGATGCCGTCATGGAACAGTACGGTTTCCTCACACGTATCTCGGACTTGGCAGAGTTGACCGCCAAGCACCCCGTGGTACAACGTACAATGCACCTGTTGGCACTTCAGGCGAGTGAAACCTACGATTTGTTTTGCTGGTCGTAGTAAAATCTAGCTAAATCGGGGAACCTCTCTTTGAGACAATCCCGAGGAAAGATTCCTGTGAAGGATAAGAATTGGTCGTATCTGGCCGGATTATTTGATGGAGAAGGTTGTGCTCACATTGCCAAGGTTAATTACCACGGAAAAGGCACAGCACATTCAGAGTTCGGTTATCGCTTGGATATCCACATAACAATGTGTAATTTAGAAGTTATTAAGTGGTTGATTAAGCATTTCGGGGGCGTGTACTACGTTAAGCCTTCGACAAACCCCAAATGGAATGAAGCCTATCGGTGGGTTCCTAAAGGAAAAAAGAACAAAGAAGAGTTGCTGTTGGGAATTCTCCCGTATCTTATCGTAAAGCGCAGTATTGCTGAGTTAAGTTTAGAATTTTTGAGGCTTACAGGTATATGTCCTGAAGTGCGAGAACAATTCTTTCAAAAAGCTCATCAACTTACTAAGCGAGGAAAATCCGTAGAGACTAATACGCTAGACCCGGAGGAGACTTCGGGTATGATAGAGTCCGATCTTATAGGCGACTATAAGAGTGCCCCACTGGTGACAGTGGACGCCTAAACACATAATACAGCTTATTTTCAACGTCCTTAACGCATCAACCCAGACGTTCTTCCCGAACGGGCGTACTGCGATTTCGCAGGTTCTCCCGACCGATCTGCCCAGCTACAATGACCTTACCGCCATCGAAGCTGTTCTCCAGACCAACGGTGCTCGCGGAATGGACGGCGGTGATTACGCCTGCATTATGGCCCCGAACGCGTATAACGCGCTGCTTCGTGACCCTGATTGGAAGGCTTCTCACCAGCTTAACTCGCCTGATAAGATCTGGCGGGGCGAAGTGGACTCCCTTGCGGGTATCCGCGTCGTGCGATCGAACGCTCCTGGCTTCTTGCCTTATACGGCAAATACGGTCAGTGGTTCTTCGCTCGCTGTCTATTCGAGCTTTGTGATTGGACGTTACGCCTATCAGATTAGTGACTTGCAGAACCTTAGGGTCTATGTGGTTGCTCCTGGTGGACAGACTGACCCGTTACAGCAGT